CAGTACCAGTATTCTTAGTTGTGTACTGTACTGCAATGATTTGTTTTGAAATTAAAGAATTTATAAAACGATGACACCAAAAGGACACGAGAACGCACAGCCTGTGAGAATGATATTCCTAGACACTAAAGAAGAAATTGAGTTTAAATCCGTAGCCTATGCAAAACGAATAACAGGAGTAAATGAATACCAAATAAAGGAATCTTTAAGCCCAATTAAAAAGAAGCGGTTTGATTACCAAGACCGAAAAATAACGTTTCGTATTAAAAAGTAACTTAGTTTTGCATTATGGCACTACCTACGATTCCTAAATTAACGGCAAAGGCTCAACAGATATTTAACCGATATATTCGTACAAGGGATTCGCAAGATGGATTCTTTACTTGCATTAGTTGTGGGAAGGTATATTCTACTGATTTAATGGATTGCGGTCATTACGCACCTGTTAAGCAATCATCATATTTAAGATTTAATGAATATAATACAGCAGGAGAATGTAAGCGTTGTAATGGATTTGATGAGTTTCATTTGGTGGGTTATAGAAAGAATTTAATAAATAAGATTGGGCAAGAAATGGTAGATTGGATTGAATCAAATTATCGAACCCCTAAGAAATGGACGAGATTCGAGTTAAATGAAATAATCGAAAAGTATAAATAATGGCGAAATTAACAAGTAACGGAAAAGTCCAATTTGGAACACGCAAAAAAGGTAAAGCAAAGAAATCTTATAACAAGCACACACCAAAACCAAAACCTAGTCGAGGACAAGGTAAGTAATATGAATATTAACGAAATAAAACCCAATCCTAATAATCCAAGAATTTGCCGTGATGCTAAATTTAAGTTATTGGTTAAATCAATACAAGAGTTTCCTGAAATGTTAGGATTAAGACCAATTGTTATTGATGAGAATAATGTCATTTTAGGAGGTAACCAAAGATATCGTGCTTGTATAGAGGCAGGTCTTATGGATGTACCAGTTATTCACGCAAACAATCTTACCGAAGAACAAAAGAAACAATTTATCGTGCGTGATAATGTTAGCACAGGAGATTGGGATTTCGACCTATTGGCAAATGAATGGAGCATCCAAGATTTAGATGATTGGGGTTTAGATATACCAGCTTTTGCTAATAATGACATTGTAGAAAAAGAGGATAATGCCAAAGGAGATAAGAAATGCCCTAATTGTGGTGTATCTTTGTAATTCAATGAAATTTCAGTGAACTATGGCAAATGAACAAAATCTTAAACCATTCCCAAAAGGGGTATCTGGAAATCCAGCAGGGAAACCTAAAGGAATACCTAATAGCAAGACTCGTTTACTAAGATTATTAGAATTAGTCCAAGTAAAGACCAACCCTATTACAGGCGAGAAAGAGGAGTTTACTGTGGCAGAGCAATTAGATATGATGGTACTGCAAAAGGCATTTAAAGGGGATTTACGAGCTTACCAAGAGATACTTGATAGATTAGAAGGTAGAGCCAAACAAACAAGCGAAATAGAATTATCTGGTGGATTGCAGATTAATTGGGAAGAAAAGAAAACGTACGTGGAAAACAAAGGAAGCCTATAATGGAATTATCCATCAAGCAAACAATTGCACTTGACTTATTAGAAGATAAAACAACAAATGAAGTATTATTTGGAGGCGGAGCAGGAGGTGGTAAGACTGCACTTGGATGCTATTGGCAGTTAAAACAAAGATTAAAATATCCCAATACAAGAGGACTAATTGGGAGAGCCGTGTTAAAAACCCTAAAAGAAACCACCCTTGTTTCGTTTTTCCAAGTAGCTAAAATGCAAGGACTAGAATCAGGTAAACATTACAAGTTTAATGCTCAAACTAGCCAAATAGAATTTGTCAATGGCTCAACAATCCTACTTAAAGATTTATACTCCTACCCATCCGACCCAAACTTTGATGAATTAGGTTCATTAGAGATTACCGATGCCTTTATAGATGAGGCTAACCAAGTAGATGACAAAGCAAGGAATATCATTAAGTCAAGGATAAGGTTTCAACTGGACCAGAATGATTTAGTGCCTAAGATTCTTTACACTTGTAACCCAGCTAAGAATTGGGCATATTCGGAGTTCTACAAGCCACAACAAGATGGTTCAATAGCAGACAATAAAAGATTTATTGCTTCGTTAATAGATGATAACCCTTACATATCAAAACACTACAAGGAAAATCTTTTAACATTAGATAAGGTCAGCAAAGAAAGATTGTTATTTGGTAATTGGGAATATTCAAGCGACCCTGCACAATTAATAGACTATGAAAAAATACTTGATTCATTTAGGAATGACTTTGTTGTTTCTGGCAATCCTTATATTACTTGTGATGTGGCACGTTTTGGCTCTGATAGTACTGTCATTGGGATATGGAGTGGAATGCGTGTTAAACTTTATCAATTTAATGGTAAATCAGTTGTTGAAGTTGCTGAACTTGTAAAGAGCTTTGCATTAGAACATAAAGTACCATATTCAAACATTGTGGTCGATGAAGATGGAGTAGGAGGCGGAGTTGTTGATATTTTAAGATGTAAAGGGTTTGTGAATAATAGTTCTGCATTAAAAAACCCAGTTAATCACGCTAAGGAAAACTTTGACAATCTTAAATCTCAATGCTATTTTAAATTAGCTGAAATGATAAATGATAGTAAATTATATATCAATGCCGACGGGAAACAAAAGCAATTAATTATTGAGGAGCTAGAACAAGTCAAGCAAAAGTCTGTTGATAACGATTCAAGCAAAGGAATAATACCAAAAGATAAAGTTAAAGCAGCAATAGGTCGTTCACCAGATTTTAGCGATTGTTTGGCTATGAGAATGTTCTTTGAATATACTCCTAAATTTGTTGTAAGTGTTTTCTAATATAAAATCTTTAACTTTGACTAAATATTAATAATATGGCTATTTGGGATATTTTCTCCAAGAAAAAAATTTCTGCCGTTAAACCTTTGCAATCCGTTCTTCCGATGACTGGTCCTTTGGGTTCTAGTGTTGCTATCAATAGAGGAATTGTAACTTGGCAAGGTGCGGATGCTCAATCTTTTGTTAATGATGGGTATTGTGCTAACGATATAGTTTATTCAATTGTTAAACTAATTACCGATAAAGCAAAACTTGCTCCTTTTAGTGTTTTTAAGGTTATAAATGAACCAGCAGCAAAAAAGTATAAAGCTTTAATAAGTCAACCTGAAAAGGTTAAGAATTGGAAAGAAATATTAGAATTAAGAACTAAGGCATTTGAAGAATATACTGGTGATGCAAGATTAAACGAATTACTTAAGCATCCTAATGATGAGGATTCTTGGGCAGACATAGTAGAACAATGGTGTGCTTTTAAATTAGTTACTGGTAACTCTTTTGTTTATGGTCGTCTTATCGAAGGCGGTGCCAATATAGGTAAGCCTTTGTCAATTAACGTTCTACCTGCTCAATATATGGCTATCATAGCAAACGTAGAGGTATTCCCTCCTGTTGTTGCAGGTTATCAATTATATTTTGGTAAACTTTGGTCATTTAAAAGAGAAGAAATTTTACACGATAAATATTTTAACCCACAATGGAATATTACGGGCAACCAACTTTATGGGCAAAGTCCACTCAAAGCTGCATCACGAACTTTAACACGTTCCAACGAAGCGAAAACCGCAGCAGTTTCAGCCTTCCAAAATGGTGGTCCTGCTGGAGTGTTGTTTATGAACGATGATAGATTCGACCCAATAAGCGGAGCAGACCAAGCACAAGCATTGAAAAGGTCAGTAAGCGAAAAAGCTGGTTCTACAAACTTTAATCAAATAGCAGTATCAGGTTATAAAGTAGATTGGAAAGAAATAGGATTAAGTCCAGTTGAATTAGGCATCCTTGAGAGTGAGAAATGGGATATGGTTTCTCTTTGTAATGTTTACGGAGTACCTAGCCAATTAATGAACGATGCTCAAAACAAAACTTTTAATAATCAACAAGAAGGCGAAAAGGCATTGACTTTACGTTGTGCTATTCCTTTGTTAAATGAGATAAGAGATGACTTTAATAAGAAACTTCACACAGATTGGGGATATGCAAACCAACAAGATATATTTATTGATTATGATTTAACTGTTTATCAAGAACTTGAAGCTAATAAAGTACAACAAGTTGATTGGTTAGACAAGGCTTGGTGGTTAACTCCTATTCAAAAATATGAGGAAATGGGTATTCACGTTCCAGATGAATTAAGAGATGAATTAAGTAAAATATATATCCCTAGCAATCTTCAAGCGTTAGATTCATTCCAACCAATTGAGCCGCCAAAGAATCTTAATGACCTTTTAAATAATAAATAATGATAAACGATTTAGAAAAACAAATAAGCCAATTAGAGGCACAATACAAAGAATTAAAAGCCTTTAGTGATGTAGAAATGGCGGAACCTATTGAGCAAGTAGAAAATCCAAATGAACCTAACGAAGATACCCCACAAGATAATTTTGCGGACTTTGTTGGTTATTTAAAATCTTCATTTGACCAAGCCGTTGTTTGGCATCATCAAACTAATGTCTATTCAATGCATAAAACTTTAAATAGTTTCTACGATGGCATATTGGATTTGACAGATGGTTTAGTTGAAAGCGTTAGTGGTATTTATGGTCGCCCAGTTGATTATGCAATTATGCAACCTGTAAATTATCAAAATCCTGAACAAGTAATGGCATATTTTCAAGCCTGTTATGCAGAAATTCAAGATGATAGAACAACTATTTACCAAGAAACTTGGATTCAAAACCAAGTTGATGAAATAGCTACTTTATTCGCAGAAACTATTTACCTTTTAACACTTAAATAGTGACCCCTCAATACAAGCAATTGTATAATAGAGCATTAAAGACGTATTCGCCTAAGTTTAAAAAAGAACTTCAAGCACAGGTGGATACGTTTTGTCGTACACAATCATTAGAGGATTTACCCACTAAAGGCTTAAAACAGACGATTTATTCGCTTCACATAGCTATGGGTACTAAAATGGCGGATAATAGCTATAAAGGGCTTAAAAAGGGCATTAAATCGAATCTACCAAACGAACATAAAGGATATTTTAGTGATTTATGGCAAAATGTTATAGTTCGCTATTTAGATTATAAAGGATTATCCCAACTTATTAAGGATATTACCGACACTACTAAAGAGCAAATCAACAGATATATTAGAAAGGGAATAAACGAAGGATTAACCTTACAACAAACAATAAAGAATTTAAAGACGGCTGGTATTACAGATTATAGAGCAGAATTAATTGCTAGAACAGAAACTGCAAAAGCAGCCAATACAGGTTCAGTAATCGGTGCTATTTCAACAGGATTAAGAACAAATAAAATTTGGATAAGTACTTTAGATAATAGAACTAGGATTATACCTAGAGATAGAAGCGACCATTATAATATGAATCTTATTGAAGTGCCAATAGATTCTAAATTTGAAGTGCCTACATTAGATAACTTGGGTTTTGAATATATGGACTATCCTGGCGATTTTCACGCATCGGCAGGTAATGTATGCAATTGCCGTTGTACTATTGGTTATGCAGTTGTAAAAGATAACAATAACGACTATGTAACTTACGACACAAATCCACCTAAAGGAGATATGGGTAAGATATGGAGTTTGTTAAACGATGGCAATACAAATAGTGTTTATTCTTTGATTTCTGAAAGATTATAAAAAAATAATAACTTTGTTATATGGGTAAAGTACAATTAAAAGATATTAACGATTCTATA